GCAATGACCGTCGACGAGAAGGTCACGTTCGATCGCACGACGGAGGAGTTCTCGCGGCGTTCGACGATGATCGAGGAACTGAAGCGGATGTCGGCTCATGAGGCTGAGGTCCGTGCGTCGCAGGAAGGCGCTGAGGATCAGATCCGCCCCGTCGGCCAGGTCGTGAAGCCGTCGAATGACGTTGAGACGATTCGGTCGCTTGCTCGCGGCGAGATCCGATCCGCAGAGTTCGGATATCAGCGCAGAGACCTCCTGACGTCGACCGGTGGCGCACCAGTTCCAACGAATTTTTATGATCAGGTGATCATGCTTGCGCGTGCGGTTGGTCCGATGCTCTCAGTGGCGACGACTCTCAACACAACAGGGGGAGAAAGTTTACAAATTCCAAGATTGAGCGCCTATAGCACCGGGACTGTCAACGCGCAGGCTGCGACCCTCGGCGAGTCCGATCCCGCATTCGGGTCTGGGTTCGTCACCCTCGGGGCATTCAAGTACGGGTTTCTCACCCAGATCAGCCGCGAGCTGCTCGAAGATTCAGGGGTTAACATCATTGATCTGCTCGCCATGAATGCGGGGAACGCATTGGGCGTGGTGGTCAATCAGGCCCTCACGACTGGGACCGACACGGTGGAGCCCAACGGTGTGGTCACTGCATCCGGGTCCGCGCTTATCGGTGGCACTGGTCTTGCTACGACTGGCGGGTTCACGTACGAGAACCTCGTCAGCCTGTACTACTCGCTCGATCCGGCGGCGCGTGCGCTTCCCGGCATCGGGTTCATGGCGAAGGGTTCCTCGATCGCTGCGATGCGGGTGCTGAAGGATGGCGCGGGCAACTTCGTCTTCCAGCCCTCGATGAGCGAGTCCACCCCGGATCGTGTTCTCGGTGTCCCGCTGTACGAGAACCCCGCAATGGCTGCGATCGGTGCGTCCGCGAAGTCTGTTATCGCGGGGCACTTCCCGTCGTACTACGTCCGCACCGTTGGCGGCATCCGGCTGGATCGTTCCGATGACTTCGCGTTCTCTGCGGATCTCGTGACGTTCCGCTGCACGTTCCGGGTCGACGGTGACCTCCCGCAGACCTCCCACGTGAAGCACTTCGTGGGCGCTGCAACCTGATTCACCCTTTAGACCCCGACGGTCGGCCCTTTCCCGCAGGTATTGGGCCGGCCGTCGGGCACCTGCGAACAGAGAGGGCATCCTGCGGATGGCTCAGAAGAAACGGAAGGCACCACGCTCGGCGAGCCGGGCGATCCTCTGGAACTCGAACAGTCCTTGGGCGCGATCCGGTTACGGTGGCCAGACAGCGCAAGTGATCACCCGGCTGCAAGCCGCAGGGCACCGGCTGGCCGTAGCCTCGAATCACGGCCTAGAGGGCACGACCCTCGACTGGCACGGAATCCGGCAGTATCCACGCGGGTTCGATATCCACTCGAACGATGTCGTTCCGGCGCACTATCAGGCGTGGGCGCATGAGAACCCCGACCTCGACCCCCTCCTCGTCACCCTCTACGACGTGTACGTGTTCGGTGGGCCTCAGTGGGATCCGATCCCGCAGATAGCGTCGTGGGTGCCGATTGATCACACCCCGGTTCCGCCGAAGGTCGCGGCGTGGTGCGGTCGCAAGAATGTCACCCCGCTGGCGATGTCACGGTTCGGGGAGGAAATGCTCGCGAACGCCGGCATTGACTCGATCTATGTCCCGCACGGCATCGACCCGATCTTCAAACCGACCCCGAGCATCACGGCGAGCGGCAACACGTTGACGGGCCGTCAGTTCATGGACGTCGGCGAGGATCGGTTCGTGTTCGGGATGGTGTCCGCGAACAAGGGCATCGTGCCGAATCGTAAGAGCTTCCCGGAGACGTTCCTGGCGTTCGCGATGTTCGCGAAGCATCACCCCGATGCCGTCCTCTACATCCACACGGAGGACCGGGGCGCGATGTCGGGGATCAATCTGCTGGAGCTGGCGTCGGCGTGCGACCTGAAGACGGATCAGTTGCGGTTCGTCGACCAGTACGTGTTCCGCAGCGGCGTCGGTAATGATCTCCTCGCAGCGATCTACACGTCGATGGATTGCCTTCTGATCCCGAGCATGGGTGAGGGGTTCGGTATCCCGCAGGTGGAGGCGCAGGCGTGCGGCACACCTGTGATCTGCACCAATACGACAGCGTCGCCGGAGCTGCTCGGTGATGGGTGGCTTGTGGAGGGTCAGCCGTGGTGGGATGCGATGCAGAACGCGTGGATGGTGACTCCGTCGGTGCCGTCGATCATCGAGGCGATGGAGGCGGCTTACGCTCGCGGGCGTGACCGTTCTCAGGTCGCCCAGGACTTCGCGTCCCAGTACGGGGCGGACTTCGTGTTCAATAATTATTGGCTCCCTGCGATGGAGGCACTCCGGTGATCCCATGCATGATCGTCCCGATCCTCGTCGGCCCGGACATTCTGCGGCGGATGCTCGACACGATCGACTACCCCATAAAGAAACTCATCATCATCGATAACGGCGATGCGTTGCGCTACTCGGGGCCGTGGCCGGTGGAGCATGTGCAGTCGACGAAGATCATCAAGATGCCCGCGAACCTCGGCGTCGCAGGTAGTTGGAATCTTGGAATCAAGGCGGCACCGTTCGCCCCCTGGTGGCTGATCAGCAACTTTGATGTCGAATGGCCGGCCGGATCACTCCAGGCGTTCGCGGAGCAGGCGAACGGCGAGGATGTGCTCCTCGCCCAGTCACCGCAGCCGTACTGTGCGTTCGCGGTCGGTGAGGATGTCGTGCAGCGTGTCGGCCTGTTCGACGAGGCGTTCCACCCGGCCTACTTCGAGGACAACGATTACGAGCTGCGCTGCGCGATCGAGGGCGTGAAGGTGCGACGGTCAACGATCCCGATCATGCATCACAACTCGTCGACGATCGGATACTTCGGGGAGATCAACAACCGCACCTATGCGAGCAACGCGGAGTACATGAACGGGAAACGGTCGCAGCCGGGGCCGGGTGGCTGGAGCCTGGAACGACGGAGGGTCAACTCGTGGGACTGATGGCAGAGCAATACACGGACTTCAAACGGCGGCACGCTGGGGCGACGGTCTACGTCGTCGGGTCGGGTGCGACCCTCAACCATCTTCCGGCCGGGTTCCTCGATGACAAGATCGTCGTGTGCATCAACCGGGCCGGGGAGGCACTCGGCCTCGACGAGTTCTACTCAGTCACCCACTACCACCTAGACGCGCACATTCTCGCGGACGCTCGCCCGGATCTTCCCGTCATCGTCCCGATGGTGGAGCAGGGCATCGGGTATCCGGCCAAGACACGGCCGACCCAGCGCAACGTCTTCTTCGTGCAGACGAATCCGCAAATGTACTCAGCGTTCGACTGCGCGGAGCACTGGCCGACCCATGACGATCACCTCGTCTGCGGGCCGACGAGCCTGCACATGGGGATGCATTTCGCGGCGTATCTGGGGGCGCGGTTCATTGTCCTCGTGGGTGCGGATTGCGGCACGCTCGATGATCGGGATGCGGTCGACGGGTATGCGCCAGGTGATCCGAAGCCGCTCGCAGTGTGGGAGGAGCAGTTGCCGAAGGTCGCGAGGAAGTTGCGGTCGATGGGTGTCGGTGTCGTCAGCCTGAATCCGTTCGTGAATCTCGCCCTCGAAGGGCATCGGTTCCGGGGGCCGACAGTCACGATCAACGGCTGATTTGTTCGGTATGATCACCGTGGAGGAACAATGACGGCTTATGCGAGTCTGGCGCAGGTCAAGGCGGCTCTACGGATCACCGACAGCGTGGACGACACACTGATCGAGATGGCGCGTGTAGCGGCCTCAGATTTGATCGACGGCTATTGCGGTCGGACGTTCTCCCCTTCGGGGACAGTGACGCGGGTGTTCGCACCGGCCGACGATTATGTCCTTCAAACGGATGACATTGCGGGGACGGCGCTCACGATCACGTCATCGACGGGCGCGGACGGCGTATTCGACGTCACGTGGAAGACCACGGACTACCAGCTCGAACCGCTCAACGGCGTCAGCAACGGGCAGGCCGTGCCGTTCACGCGAATCCGGGCGATCCAAGATTACTTGTGGCCGGCGGCTGGCGGTGAGGCAACCGTGCGGGTTACTGGCGTGTTCGGGTTCGCATCGGCACCGCTTGTCATCACCCAGGCGACAGTCCTGCAAGCCTCACGAATCTTCACCCGGTTGCAGTCGCCGCTCGGTGTCGCAGGGTTCGGAGAAATGGGGGTCGTGCGTGTCACGCGGGCACTCGACCCCGATGTCGCTGCACTCGTCGAGCCGTACCGGCGGATCGTTGGCATCGCATGACGGTCACGGTGGGGGCGTTGCGGGCTGGGCTGGCGACGAACCTCGCGACGATCACGGGCCTGCGGGCGAGCGCGATCCAGCCCGACAATCCGACCCCGCCGCAGGCGATCGTGTTCCCGACGTCGATCAGTTTCGATAAGACATTCAAGCGCGGCCTCGACGAATACCAGTTCACGGTCACGCTCATCGGCACGAGGGCGGATGCCCGAAACGGCGAGTCGATCATGGACGGCTACTGCGCACCGACCGGGGCCGGGTCGATCAAGACAGCGATCGAATCTGATCGGACACTCGGCGGGGCGTGCCAGACGCTCCACGTCACCGAGCTGTCAGCCTACGGATCGACGTCGATTGGGGATACGATCTATCTCACTGCGGATTTCACGGTCATCGTCTACGCATAAGGGAG